CCGGGAGTTCCCTTATGAACTTTCTTCATTATATTCTTAACCAACTCTTCAGATGGTTTTAATGTTCTCCTACCTGCAGTTAAAGCTTTAGTACCTAATAAGAAATAGTTAGCTGGATCAAGAAACATTATTTTCCCTGCATCAATTATTCCAGACATAACATTAAAAGGTCTACTTCCCGGTTCCATAACTAAATTAGCTGTAGCTCTTCCTAAAGATATAGGCATAGCTACTTGATTTCCTTGATTGTCTTTAGTTGTTATAGAAAACACACCTGACTCTTCTTGCATCCTTCTATCTATATCAGTTATAGGACTTCCTAAATAAGAATTTATATTTTGTACTGCCTTATCTGGATCCATACCCTTTTGAACCATATATTTATATTCTTCATAAAATTTAGAGTTAGGATTGTTAGGATCAAACTCATCACTATCTGGAATAAATCCCTCTCCTAAATTAACTCTGTTTCCAGATTTTAACTGTCTTAAAGCTTGCCTTACAGTTGAACTACCAGATTGTGCATAAGCATCTTGAAATGTTAATTGATCTTTATAATCTCCAAATGTTGATGCTATAAAAGAGTTTATTGGTCTATCTACCCAACTTCTATAAGCATCTTCTAAACCTAGTAGGCCTAATCTAACTCCTGCTTTTAACCCTCCTCCAAACTTACCTAAAAGACCTTTCTGATTATTCTCTACTATTCTTTTAGATACTTCTTGTAATACTTCTGCTTCTGGTTTTACTTGAAGTAAAGTTAATGCTGATATAACATCCGGTGAGAAATTAGGATAAGCTTTTGAAATTGCAGAAGCCCTCTGTGAATCATCACGTGTAACAGAATTTCTTACTTGTGCATATTTTTTTTGTCTTGCGTAAATTTCAGCATAAAGATCTTGTTCCTCTTTGGGATTATCAAAATAAGCAACTCCCATTATTCTGTCTCGCTAGATGACTGCCATACACTTCCTACACTATTTAACAATGATAATAACTCTGGAGTTGGATTTATTTCTGCCATGGCTCTGATTAACATTAAATAATCTGGTTCTAATATTTGATTTCCTGCATCCCCTATCGTATCTATTGGCATATCTGGATAACGTGTTTGTCCATAAAGATCTACTTCATCAACTGGATTAATTACTACATTCTCATCATCAACAATCTCTCCTTCAACTACTCCTGTATCATCTTGTACAGTAGGGTCTTGTCTTACTTGTTCTATTAATTGTTTCTCTTCATCATAAGAACCACTAACCATTCCTTTTACATCTTCAACAGTAGGTGCTTGGCCATCTGTTCTTCTTGATAACTTTCCGGGACCACTAACAGCTGCGGGTTTTTTTACTCCGCCTCTTCTGCCAGATTGCCTAGAAGATCCATTTGCCATTTATATCTCCCATATCTATATCATCCATTAATACTCCGATAATGAATGTATTACCTAAATCAATTCTTACAAAAGGCATAGGTTGTGGTGGAGGTGTTGGTTCTTCTAATATCTCCATACTATTAATCCAAACATCTCTAAGTCCACTATGGACTATATTTTCAAATTCCATATCATAACTGTTCTGGGACATCTGGACCTCCTCCCCCTTGTAACAATAGACTTCTTATATCTGGTGGTGGACCTTGAGGAACTTGAGGTTGTCCTTGTTGCATTAATTGGTCCATCATAGCTTGTTCTGATTCTGGGACTTCTTCTTCTGCAGTATAGAATTTATCTAATACAGTCTGCATGTCATCTGGATTCTTTAATATCTGTACTAATGCCATTGTAGCTTTAGGATCTCCTTGTGTAGCTTGTACTTTCAATGTCTCAAACAATACTGTCTCTGCTTCTGACTTTGTAATTCTATTATTTATTTTCTGTAGATTTTCTAATCCATCCATATTCTCTTGTAATGTTTGCTTATCAATTATCCCTGCTTGTAATAATTGTAAACCAGATACAATTTTAGTTGGTTCATCAAATCCTGCCATAACACCATAAACTCTTCTTGTTTCATATTGACCATCTATATCATTTTTAGGGACATAATATTCTGCATAAGCTCTATCTTTGGCATAACCAGATATTGGTTTTCTTTTACTTCCATTAAGTACTTCATCCATTTCTAATCTTTTAGCATCTACTTCTTCTAGTGCGTTCTTTAATGACAACTGATACTCTCTAACATTCAAATCAACTGATGACATTAATTCTTGCAATCCTCTTCCTGTAACAAATGAATTAGGAGATTGTGCATCATCAGTAACTGGATAAGAAGAACCTAATCTAAGTTGCCTCTCTATCCTATCTATTTGTTGAAACATTTGGTAAGGAAGATTATTAACTGGTTTAGCAACTTGACTTCCCGGTGATAGATAGTTAATTGCAAATCTACCTCTCTTATAAGCACCAGACTCTAGTTCTCCTACAATATTTGTTTCAGTAAATACTGCATCTTCCATAGCAATAATGGATAAAACATTTATCTTTGCCATAGCTGCCATGAGTCCTAACACATGATCATATTGTCCTTGTAATCTATCAAAACTAAATCTCTTTGCTAGTACAAATCTAGGACCACTCTGTAATGGATTAGGTGTAAAATCTAATATTTGTTTTGTTGTAGGGTAATAAACATAGGTTCCATCTTCGTTGTAATACTCTATTAACTCTTCTCCCTCAGCAGTATTATTTTCCCAGCTTCTTGCATATTGATCTTTATATAATCCCTGAGACCATCCACCACTATATTCTCCAGTTGTATCTTGTATATCTACTTTTGCATGAGGATATAAATCTTTAATAGTCTTTACTGGAACAATTCTAACTAAAGCTAACTCTGTTGGTTGTTGATCTGGTCCATAGTAACCGGGGAAACAATCAAATGGATCTCTCAATTCTGCATGAGGATACATATTACCAAATCTATCTTTTTTATTTCTTATAATCCAAACTGAAAAACCATAACCCGGTAGCCATCTAGCAGCTTGTGGAAGTTGCATATCCATCTTACAACTCTTGTCATAAGCATGAACAATCCTTTCTATCTTCTCTGATTTATTCTTAGCTCTATCTGAATCTTTATTATTAAATGGATCAACTTTAAGATCTGGAACTCTACCTAGCTTCTGTGCTAAGTGTTCCAAACCAGAATCAATCATATTAGGTATTGGTAAATCTTCGTTATAGTTTTCTGAATTAGAACCTAATAGTGCGGCCACTCCTTGTGAACCTCCATTTAATATATTTCTAATTCTTTTCCTATAATCAAAAGATCCTGTAGATTCATGTAACCCACGAAGGTCATCAATTTTATGTGCTAACTTGTCAGCTGTATAAGCCATTATCTTTCCCACATTCTTTCATCATACGTTGTCATTTTATAATTGCTATAACTAGGAGTATAGTCGCTGTCTACTTCTGAAAGTATGATTTTCATAGTTTGTCGTATACGCTTCATAGGAAACCATGATGCCATTACTAAGTCTGTTTTTGATGTAGGAGATTTAGAATTTTTACTACTAGCTGCGCTAAAATATATTAACTGACTTCTGTATACATTCACTTTCCTCTGTGTAATTGGTGAGGCCCAAGGTATATTTATTTTACCCTGTTCAAATAAAGGAACCATTGATGTAACTCCAAATACTGGATCCCATTTATTCTTATAGGTTTGGTGTCCCTCTATCTTTACTCCATGACCTGCTGCCCAGTTCTTTATATCTTTATCTTGACCAATAGCTTTTTGAAATCCGTTTTCTTCTACTATCCAATGATATAGATTATATTGCTCATACCACTCTTTCATTACCTTATGGGCCTTTGCAATACCTCCTCCTAAATCATTCTTTATATCTACTAACCACATGTCCATAGTCTTTGCATTATATGCCCACAAAACTGCTGCTTGGTACCCTGTAGATGCTGGGTCTAATCCAGCTATTAAAGAAGTTCGTGGAGGTATATCTCCTAGTTCTCTTGACCTATCAAGACATTTATCTATCATCTCTGCATTAAATAATTCCATACCTTCTGGTACTGCTTTATTCAGATATACCATTTCAAAAATTGCTCTACCCCCTGTAGTCTCAGCTGCAGATAATTGTTCTAATAACCATTTATGACTTCTCTTACCTTTCCATAACATGTGATCATCTTGATCTTCTGATTCTTGGTCTAAAGGTATTTCTAAATCATGCGCACGTTCTACTATTGTCTCCCAAGCTTCATTGTCTAATAGTGAATTATATAAATCATCTGGGTGCTGTCTTGACCCAATAACTACCATACCGGTGTGTTCCTCTTTTCTTGATTGAAGTGTTGTTGTCCACCAGTTCTTTGTATTCTCTCTAGCACTAGGTTGAACTGTAGAACCATGATCTTCTATGTCATCAGCTACTATGAGGTCTGCATCTCTTGAAAGAATTTTTCCTCCCTTACCTACAGCTACTAATGTAGGAGATTTGATTCCAGCTACTGTTCTAGTATTAACAGTAAACTGACCTGTACTCCAAGACTTCCCAGATTTATTCATAGGCCTAAAACCTTCATACCCTGCAAAGTCTTGAATCAACTGTTCATTATTTTCTAAATGATCTAATACAGCACCTACTGCATTTTTAGCTATATCTTCATTACCCCCTACCCACATAACTCGTATATTAGGATTTTTACATATCATGTATACACAGAAGTGCGTTAGTAGGTCTGTCTTGCCGTGCCGGGGGGGTGATAGCACCATTAGTCTCTTACCATGCTTAATAGCTTCTAGGATTGCATGTATCCAACGCTTTTGAAATTCTGGGGTCTCATACTGCTCTCCTTGTTCTGTAAGGAAATATGTATCTCTAAATAATATAAAATCATCAAGTGCTGCTTTTGCTTCGGGGTTATTTTCTAATATCTTTTGATTATCTTTCAAAGCTTGGTCTTTCAAGTAAGCTGATAAAGATCTGGTAATAGTAGCTAAACTACATCCTAATATATCAGCTATCTCTTGTTTAGATTTAGAACCATTCAAAATAGAGTCAAAAAAATTTTTTTTCTCCATAATGGCATAG